AGAATGTCAAGTATAAAACAAAATGGTTTGACATGAAAGGTACATATGATATTATAATAGATGATAAAGTCTATGATATAAAATCTGCTTCACCTTTTGCATTTGATAAAAAGTTTGGAGAAAGTGGTGGTGGATTTGATAAGGTTGCTAAAGATGATGTGTTTGGATATTTAACACAAGGTTATTTATATTCTGAAGCAACAAAAAAACCTTTTGGTGGTTGGATAGTTATTAATAAAGCTACCGGTGAGATATTATTGAGTGAACCTCCACAAGATGATTCTCAGTATAGAAAAGAAGCAATACAAAAAGCTTTAGATAATACTAAGGCATTAATGGAAGATAAACCTTTTGAAAAATGTTTTGATTTAGAAGAAGAAATGTTTTACAAAAAACCTACAGGTAATAAAATACTAGGAACTGTATGTTCTTATTGTCCATTTAAACAAAAGTGTTGGGGTGAAGATATACAATACTTACCACAACAACAATCAAAAGCATCCAATCCTAAGTTTGCTTGGTATGTAGAAATAAATAATCCAAAGGAGGTTATGGTATGAAACATAACGCAAACTTTAAATATGATTTAGAGTGGGGTAAACAAGGGGAAACTGTTGTTGCAGAAATACAACAAGGGGAAAAGACTGAAGTAAAGTCAGAGAGAGATAAGTGGATTAAGACAGGCAATCATTATTGTGAATATCAAAGTAGGGGAAAAGAAAGTGGTATTAAGAAAACACAAGCTGAATGGTGGACTATAAATTTTTATAGTGGTAATAAGTTTTGTTTTAATATAACATTAAAAACAAAAGACTTAAGAAATATTATCAGTAAAAATAATTTTACTAAAATCCCCGGTGGTGATAATAATACATCATGGGGATATTTAATACCTATAGTAAAACTAATTGACTTTAATAATTATGGTGGTAAAGAATGAGTACATTAAAAGAAATGGAAGCACAAGTTGAAAAAGTAAAAGAAAGAAGTAGAGAGAGATTAAAAAAGATAAAAGAGTTAGAGGATAGAATTAAATCTTTAGAAATAAAGAATGAAGTGTTGATTGAAAGGTTAGAGAAATGGGCAGAAAGAAATTTTGAATTACGTCAAGAAAAAATTAATATGACATTAGATGAAGTTGTTGAGCAATCTAGAACTAAAACACAATTCAAACAAGCACAAGAATTAGCTAAGACTGTAGATGAAGTAAAAGAAAGAACTCAAAATTTAGATACAAAAGGGATTGCTAAAGGAGAGGAAAATGCGAATACTTAAAGACCCATTCACAGGAGATTTACTTTTGTCTTTAGATACATTTGAATCTAAGCAAGTAAAAGATAAAGGATATATAAAAATATCTAACACTAGCAGTTTTTTTGGTTCTTTAAGAGTATTGTATGAAGACTTATCTACAATAGTTACTGAAGAACTAAGAACTATACAAACATACAAGGAGAAAAAAGAACATGAAAAATTACTCGATAAATAGTGAGTTGTTACAGAATGTAATCAAATATATGTTTACTAGACCTTATGGTGAAGTGCATACATTAATTACAGGATTAGCACAATTACAGGAAACATCAAATGAATCCGGACAAAAACAAGAAACAAAGAAAGTTTGATTTTGTAGCAAACTTAATTAACTATTCCATTAATCTCAATCGAGATAGTGACATTCAAATAGATTATTCTTTTATCAAGCCTCAAGATTTTAAAAAGGCATTGAATGAATACAACGAAAAAAATCCTCGCTATTTAAAAAAAGGTAGAAAAAAATTAAGTGGTGAGGATTTTGAAGTAGAGGGTATTAATATAAGAGAATATCCTTTCACAAATAATATATCTTCTTTAATAGAATACTGTGTACATGAGATAGATGAATTAAATAAAAAAGTAACTAGATATGTTAATGGTATGGGTTAGTTATTAAATAGATTAACTATCTCTTCCATAACTTTTTCAGTTCTAGGTCTTAAATTTTTATTACTATATATATTAGTATAACCTCCACTGTCTCCTTTGTTTGGGTCTGTAAATTTTAAATTATCTGCTGCGTTTTTATATTCTTGATTTAACATACTATCAAAATACATAGGAAAAGAACTTTTTGATACACCCCAAAAAGAATTTCTAATTAGTATTGACTTTACATTTTCTGGTATATCATCTGGATTTTTCCCACTATTTATGATAGAATTTCTGATTATATTTCTTTTACTTATATAATCTTTTATGAGTTGATTTTCTAAATCAGGTTCTTTATACATAATTCCTATTTCATAATTATCATCTGGTGTAATTTTGTGACCATATCCGATAGTAGCAAAACCACCTCTAGTCCCATCAGAATAAACAATTCTTCCGTCATCTTCTATAACAGCTTTTTTGTCTTTTATAATACCCCCGGTGGAATCATCATAAATAGAATGTTCAAATCCCTCATCTGATTTTAAAGTTTTTAAATCCTTTTTAATTTGAGGTATTTCTTTAACTTTGATATCTATATCCGGACCTTTCTTTTCTTCTTTATCATAAGTCTTAGATATTAATCTAGAATCTCTCATTATTTTTTTACTAGACTTCCACCAAAGTAAAGACCTACTATCGCTGACATTAGATGTGTATCTAGTGGTGTTATCACTAATCCTAAAAACTCTTTGTCCATTAACACTTCTTTCTTTTCTATCAAGAATAAAAATCCTTGAGTAAATTCTGTCCATGTCAATATCACTGGAGTATTGAATAACACCGGCACTAACTTGGGCCATGCTATAATAAAAAAAACTGCAGTCAATGCAATGATTCTTCTTGTAAATTGGAATCCTTTATTCTCATAAGTTCTTGCTTTTTCTACAAAAGACATTTGAGTTTCTGCTCTTGCTAACAACATCTTTTGCTCTTCTTGTTTTGCTTTAATACTCTGTGCCCAAAGGGACATAACTCCACCGAGTACACTAGAGCCTAGCATTGTAATCATTTCTACTGGTAATCCACCAAACATTATTTATCCTCCCCATCTGATAACTTATCGAACCACCTAAAACCATAAGGGTCCACTCCGGCCAATCTACCGAAAAAAGTTATTTGAATTTTATTTATATTTTCCATAATCTTTCCTACTTGTTTTATATATTCGTCTTCATCTATAGAACCTTCATCAAATTTTTTAACAGCTTGTTTTATTTTAGCTTTTTGTTTTCTAATTTGTCTGTCAAAGTCTATTTTTTTAGACCTTGCTAATGTTTCTATACTTTTATTACTTATTTTTATACCAAAAGAATTAAGCAAAGCTTCACCCTCTGACTGTGGAACACGATATGGTGATTCTTCTTGTTTTAATGCTCGTTCTAATTTTTTAGTAGAAAATGAACCCGGCACATAAGGAAAGTTAGGAATTAATTTTCTAGCAAACATATCTAATGCCTCTAGTGTTTCTTCTATTGGTCCACCATCACCTCTTCTGATATCCTTTTGTCCTCTAAATAAATCAAATCCTATCATTGATTGAACTGCATCACCGACTATACCAAAAGAAGGCTGTAGTGGTTCTGGTAAAAAGGGAACACCTCTTTTACCTTCAAAGCTTAACACATCACCACCCGGAAATAATCTACTAATATTTAAAAATTTAGGTCTACCATTTTGGTCTTTTAAAGGTATTCTTATGGTTCTTTTAGGCATAAAAGGTAAATCTAAAATATTACCTGCTTCATAATCAGGTAATAATGCTCTTTCTACTTTTGCTTCTTCACCACCTATATATCCCTCTAAGTTAGTTAAAGCATATCCTAACGCTGCATATTTTGCATATTTTGTTGGTCGCATTACTGCCGACTCTGCTAGTATGGGAATCATTCTATATGTAAAGGATAAAAACGGTGTTACACTATTTCTTAAAAAATTAATTGCAGGTGCGTCTATATCATAATCTATAAATTGTTTTCTAGCAAATAAAGCAGCATCTTCATAACTGTCACCCATTTTAATTCTATGCATAAATGCATTTAATCTAAATACATGGTCTTCTACTCTATACCATTCTTCTAAAGTTCCTGTAATTTTATTTTCTTTAATATTCTTTTTTACGGCATTATAAATATTTTTAGCAATACCTATAGAATTATTCCACTCACTTTCATTTGCTTTTGTTGTAAATATTCTTTCCATATCTTCAAATCTAAATTTTCTAGATTCTTGTTGTATAAAATCAGCATCCATAACACCCATTCTTTTTGCAAGTTCTACTATGTCAGAATTTTTACCTGTTCCATTTGCGTTGTCTCTTAATGCTTTCCATGCTGCAGGTAAACCTCTTAGTGGGACATCTGCTAAGTCTGATAGTATTACGTTACCAAAAATATTATTAACATGCACAGTTGGATTCCATGCAGTTTTAGAAACTTTCCAAATACTATTTAATTTTTTATATTTAGCCCATAAAGCATTAGAAGAAATATCTTGATATTTTCCCATACCTGCAATATCTTTCCAAATACTTGCCGGTACATATTTACCTGCTAATTTACCATATCTAAAAATATTTTTACCTTCTATTTTTGTTTTAGGTATTTGTATATATTGTTCGTCTAATAATGGCGAAGGCCCTGCTACATCTTTAGCATTAGCTATTTTAAATCCTTCTATTTCTTTTTTTGTTTTACCAAATTTAGATGCCACATCAGTAAAGAATTGATATTTAGCTATAGTTCTGGCTTGTATTAATCCTGTGTATTCCATAGCTATAGCAGCATTTTCTACTTCACCCATCCATTTTCTTTCAGGTTTAGAATATTCCCAACGTAAAGACAT